AGCCATAGTAGGTCAACAACAGGACTTTTTCATCCTGATACTGGCTCACCTCTTGGGTAGGCTCAAGGTCTGTGTCTTCACCAGTCGTGCCAATGTCCACCTTTCGGTAGATGCCACGCTCAATGCCCTTGACCACCTTGTGAATCGAGACATATTTCTCAATAGCCACGCCCATACAGTCATCAATAGATGTGCCGTTGGGGTCAAACAGGAAGTTCTTGGGGTTGACGGGGACAATCTTGACGCCGATACGGTCACGCTCTAGCACACCAATGGCTGCTTGACCTGGTTGGCCTGGGATTGGCTGAGTGGCAGGCACATACTCTTTCTCGGTGGTCACAATGACTTCACCGATACCAGTACCATAAATCTCTGCCATCAACTCAATCTGGTCAATGGCTTTGCGGATTTTGTCTTTCTTGAAGTCTTCCATCAACTGAGCCTTGATTAGCTCAATGTCAATGGGGTTGCCGTTCACATCTTGGATGTTGTCCTCAATGTCGAAGAAATCACCCTGACCAAAGATGGCTTCCATGATCTCGGCATGGCGGGTTTCTACGGCTTGTTGTGTAGCAGGTGTGACAATTCGGCTACGTTCAGACTCTCGGGTCTTGTCTTCTGCCGCCCATTGACCACGGAAGATGCGCTCATATTCCAACCAATCGGGTAGAAAGTTCACATCACGGTAGTCACGCCATTTTGTGCAATGGCTTGTCACAAAGTCTGTAAGTTCTTTATCAGCCTCCGTAGGCTCATAAAACTCACTCTGCTCTAATTTGACTTCATTGTTTGTTGCCATTACACCCCCGATATTACATCCACAGGCTCCCAATCATCTTCTTGGTCGTCAACAAAGTAAGAAGTGACCGCCAGTTGATCTATGTAGCTCAATGAATCGCAATTATGCACCAATATGCCGTTTGCATAGTAGCATTTTGCGTCTTCTACGGTCAAGTTATAAACGGGATGCCTTGCCTTCAGCGGTGTAATAGTCTGGGTGGCTTTTTCTCCAAGCAGTAGCCGCGCACCTACCAGAACAGTAGTAAACGCGAGCAGTCTTGAGGGATTCAAACTCTGTGCCACACTCTTTACAAGTGTGCTTAACTGGCTTGCGGTTTTCCCAAGATTTTGCGCCATGTTGCTTGTGCCAAGCCTTTCCAGCTTCAGATTTATGCCATTCTGCGGCTTTTTCTCTGATTTTGGCAAGGTGCTCAAGCCGTTTTGGACTTCTGGCTTTTTCCAAAATCCCTTCCATGTGCTCTTGTCTGTGCTCTTTGGTACTGAGGCAAGCAAGGTTTGAAATGTCGTTGTTAAGGAAGTTCCCATCTTTGTGGTGAATTTGGTGTCCTTTTGGGATTGGCCCATTGTGGAACTCCCAAACATGGCGGTGGAGTAGCCCACGCCCACCAGACTTGGTGAAATAGCGCCGATGCGCTTCTCGCTTTGCTTCTGGATAGCGGTTGTACTTGTATCCATTGAAGTAAACCGACTCACGAACCACGCCTTCTTTAGTTGGGAAACCCATGACGATTCTCCTTTGTGTTGATACACAAGAATATCATCTTTTTCTATTTTGCACAAGTCTTTCCATCCATTGTTCGTCATAACTGGATGGCTTCCTGTGCCCACAAGTCCTGCGCTTAAGGCATAGACCTGTGCGTTTGGGTTTGTAAGTTTTGCGTCTATTACTTTCTTTGGGCCAGTTGGCGTGTCAACTAGATCGCCAATCTTTAGTGACTCAATGGGTTTTTTGCCAAAAGGCGTTGAAATCATTGTTCCACTAACGAAACACAAATCATCGTGTACGCCTACTGATGGGAAAAGCAAAAGCTGGTCGATGAACTCGTCCCAATTCTCATCACGGTTTAAGACAATACGCCCATGCTCAAATCTGCCTTGTAATGACCAAATGATGCGATCTGTCTTTTTTCTGTTTCCATGCGTAAGGTCAACAATGTGAGCATACACATTATTCTTCCGCATCAAATCTGTTAAATATGGCAAAACAGCGTTTTTCAGCGCCCCCTTCTCAATTCCGACACTCATTGGCTTGTAGTCGCGCATCTTCAGCAGAATCTTGGAGGCGGTTTCTCTGACGTCCCACCGACCATATTCAATCTCTTTGACAAACCATTTCCCGTCCTCAGTGACCTTGACCACAGAGATGGCAGTTTGGTCAAGACGCTTCTTAGAATTAGCCGCCTGCTTTGCCACTTCCTCAAAGCCAGCCAAGTCAACAGCCACATAGTAGCTACCAATCTCAGGCTCTTCCCCGTATCTAAGCCACTCTTCCTTGAAGATGTTGCTACCAGCATTGGTAAAGCTCGCCATGTATTCTTGCTTGAAAGCAAATGTGGACAGGGTTTTCTTGGCAGCCTCAATCTCTTCAGGGTCGATCAGGGGGTTGTCTTTTGTTGTGAAGTGCCAAGACTTCCAGTCTTTGTCCTCTGCGCCTTGGCCCAGTCTAAACATATCGTGGAACCAGTTTCTTCCCTTTGGGGTGCCGATGAACATGGCTCGTCCTTTTTTGTCGGACAAGGAGGCTCGGATAACTTGCTCCCACGCTTCGGGCTTGATGTCTGCAACTTCGTCGAGGACTGCATAGGTGAGTGAAACGCCACGTAGCGTATCTGGTCGGTCGGCTCCACGGACATAAATAGTCGCTCCATTGATGGTTGTGATGTTTTGGTTGTTGATGTGGGAACTCTGGATAACCTCCCTACCAAGTTCCATCAGCACATCCCAGATAATCTGACGCGCCTGCCCGTTTGTTGGGGCAACATACATCACGGCAGAGCCTGATGGACAGCGCAACGCCTCAATCAGCAAGGTGACAGCGGCAAGGCGAGACTTACCACAGCGGCGACCAGCGGCAATGACTTTGAAGCGGGTAGGGTCGCTAAAAACAATTTGCTGCCACGGTAGTAGGGAAAAGTTTAAGTCAGACATAAGTTTGCCTGTTCCTGTTTTTGCGGCTCAATGAACATATCAACCTGTTTATTAGCTTGTTCTATGCGCTTGCAGGCAATGTCAAAGTATTTTGGTTCGCGCTCAATCCCGATGAATTTTCTTCCCATTTGGATAGCCGCCACGCCCGTTGTGCCGCTACCCATGAATGGGTCAATCACAGTCATTCCTTCATTAGTGCTTGCCCTTATAAGGCGTTCCATTAAAGGAATTGGTTTTGCTGTTGGGTGATATTCTTTAGGTTCGGTAGGCAATCTAAAAACTGGTGAGGCGCAATGTTCATTAAATGTTGCACCAGCCTCTTTACCAAAAACACAAGTTTCAATGCTAGAAAGCCATAAATGTTGACCATTCATGGGGCTTGGGTTGGTTTTTTCCCAAATGCAAAGCCTAGTTGACATTCCGATTTCAGCCATTGATGCTTTCAGTTGTGATACTTGTTCTATTCCACACCAAACATAAACACTAGAACCATGCTTTGTAAGCAATTCAGCAAGCTCAACAAGGTCAAAATCTGCAATGTCAGCAATACCTCGGTCAAGATTTCTTAAACCAGAGTTTTTTCTATTTACTTCACCATAAGGCGGGTCAGTAATCACCGCGTCAACCTTGTCTAATGTTGGCAGAATGTCCATGCAATCGCCCAAATATAGGGTTGCGTCACCAATTTGGATTTTAGACATTCTTATCCTCTACATCATCAATATCATCGGCATCAATGGTCTTTGAGCCACCAATCTCAACGCCACCAATCCCACTGATTGTGATGTTAACAGCCGAACGCTGTTTCCCCTCTTTCTCAAACATCGAGACTGGAAGCATCCTGTCCATGCACAGCTTAATAGCGGCTAGTTGGGCAGGGTGGTCGTCATTGAGGGCAATCTCCACGGCTTTGTGGACAACACGGCTACCAGCACTGTTTATCAGGAGATTCTTGAGTTCTTTGAGTTGCCCTGTCTCGGTCTTGGGCATGGGTAGGATATTTGGCTTTTCAGCAAAGCTCGTCAGGCTGAACTTCTTGTTCGTTGAGCCTTTGGGTCTACCAGGGGGTCGTTTGGTTGTTGTCATTACTTTTGTCCACAAAGGGAAGTTATGTTGGTGGCTCCCATGAAGCAGGGTTGGGGCGCAATTGAACGAAATACCCCACGGGGCTAATCCGTTTCCACCAACACGGCTGGGGACTGGTGAGGGCTTACCAGAGGCGGTTCGGTTCCTCAAAAGAGGCGGTTCCCCGCTTGAGCCAGTCAATCCCCATGCGTGTTAGTTGTTGGAGTCCGTTCGCCTTGCTGTTACATGGGCACACAGCAGCCCTCGGTTTCCCTCTGGATAAAGGTGACCACCAACACGGCTGGGGACTCGGTGGCTTTCATTCCAGTTAGCCGAGAAGTCTGGAAACCCCTCTTTGTTAAATCCCCATGCGTCTTGGTGTATCGCAATCATAAATCACATTTTGTTGTTTAACAATAGGGAAAACCCTGATATAGTGAAACCATATCTGTTCGCGCCAGATAAAGCCTTTTAGAAGTGGTACAGCCTCTGGTATTCAGAGGGCGCGACTGTATCACCCCTAAAGGGCTTTTTTCATGTCCATAGAACTGACCGCAGAAGAGAAGTCAACAAAGAGAAGGCGAGAGCGTCTTGCCATTGCCATCCACCACTGGAAAGGCTCAATCTCTGACGAGGCGCTTGGTTTGGCAGTAGACAAGAAGAATCTGAGTAATCCACTGACCATCAAACGGGAGAAGCGCAAGCAAAAAAAGAAGGTCAACAAGATGCTCAAAGCTCTTGATACGGGGTTCATTTTCTAATATGATTTGCTTGTCAATAGGCGTTAACCAGAAGGAGTGTCGGTTCCGCTACCCGACCCCAACAGAGGGTAATCCTGCAAGCCCCTGTCAATGACCGTCTAGAAGCTGGCGTACCAATGCAGTGACTGCACCGTACAAGATACCCAGAATAAGCCTAGAAGTAGGCTCTCCAGATGGCAGAACACTCCAAGCAGCTTTCTGTTAATAACTTTTTTACCTAATTTCGCATCGGGTAGCCGTCTCGCGCCCAAATGAAACTTGAGTCCAGTGGTTAGCCTCTTACCTACTACTAGCTACCCTACTCTTCCATCAGCCAGCAC